GACAGCTTTAATCGAGCTGAAAAGATCTGTCGGATAACGAATAGACGCCTGGACTATTACTATGCTCATCCCGAGAGGATTCCTTTCGGGTTGGACAGAATTATAGCCAGAGCGATAAGCACAATCTCCGAGGTTTTAGGAGAATCGCGCTCTTTCGTGGATACACTTCCCACGAATGTGAGAGTGACTAGCGGTGCGACAGCGCTCGCCCCTCGGTCGCAATCTATTCCGTTCAGTAAGTTCAAACGGACAATGGATTGTACTCCGCGTAGTAAACCTTACTTGGACGTTCTTTATCGCTATTTCGGCTATAAGGAACCAAAGGTGAGGAATATTACGTGGAACCGAGTGGAGTTCGTTCCTAAATCTTGGAAGACCCATCGCAGTATTGCCTGTGAGCCGACTGGAGTTTTACCACTTCAGTTAGCTTTCGACAATTATTGCAAGAAGGGTTTAAAGAGACGTCTAGGAATAGACCTCTCATCCCAAGAGTTGAATCAAGCGTATGCTAAAGAAGGATCTATATATGGCAGTTATGCCACTCTGGATCTTTCGATGGCCTCCGACACATTATCGTATAATACAGTTGCGTGGCTTCTGCCGCACGACTGGTTTACGATTTTGTGTGACTTCCGGTCTCCGAATTACAAACTCGGAAAGCATGGCAAGAAACTCATGCCATATGCAAAGTTCTCCTCAATGGGGAACGGTGCGACCTTCAGTCTGGAAACGCTTATATTCGCGAGTATCTTAAACGCGTGTATACCACATGATCGATGGACATGCTATGGGGACGATCTAATCGTTCCTACAGGGTCTGTCGATGTAGTGAAACGCGCGTTAAAGTTCTTCGGCTTCGTCATTAATGATGATAAATCCTTTTCTGCGGGACCCTTTAGGGAATCCTGCGGTGCGGACTATTATCGTGGAGTTGACATTACGCCTTTCTATGTTCGCACAACGGCAGCGTGGGATGTTCCCAACACCTGTCATAATGTGAATGGATTAGCGAAAGTGTCTCCTCATGGAAGTCTTTGGGTGTACCTTGCGGACTACGTTCGCAAGAATAAACTCTTACTGACTCCATATAATGACAATACGCAATCGGGGGTGCATGTGCATCCCCACCATGCGTATAGCGCGAAGCTCATCCGGCAAAACAAACGGGGATTCTTAGAAGCGCGCTATTACGTCCGCAAGGACGACGTAGTGCTCAACTTTGATTCTCGTTAGCTAGCATTATGGTATCTTCGGAAACTTTCGGAGACGCCACGATGCGAGATTGACC